AAGGAAAGGTCTTTAGCTGCAGCTGCGGCTGCTGGGGTGGTGATAGATGCTTAAGCTTACAAAAGGAGTGCGCATGGCCGGGCTAGATATTAAGATGCGGCCTGTGCTCTTAGCAGCTGGCATGATTTGGGACTTGGAAGGGCAGGATCTTATTGTGACTAGTGCGCTGGATGGAGAGCATTCCCCTGGATCTTTGCATTATTACGGCCTGGCTATAGATTTCGCTGTTCGTGCATTTGATGATGACGTTAAGAGAAACATCACTTTCAAGTTGCGAGAAGAGCTTGGGAGGGCTTATGATGTAATCAATGAAGGGGATCATATTCATGTGGAGTGGGACCCAAGGTGAGAGAAGATCCAGCGCGACAGCGCCAGTCTTACTATGTCTCGCATCCTCATGTCTCTCCCACTCCTTTGAATAAAATTCAGTCAAAGTATTTTGGAGGTTTTTATGGAAGGGATTAATTGGGAGTTAGTTTCTGTGCTACTTGGACTTGGGCTGGATTTGGTTCTTGGGGCCCTGCCGGATAAGTCCTTGAAGTACAAAGGGTTAGTTCGAAGGGTTCTTGTGCTTGTTGCTAAAGGATTGGAGAAGTAGCAGTGAAACTATCCGTGATCATATCTAATCGAAATGATATCTTAATGCTAGCCATTACTATCCGGTCTGTGATAGAGGCTCTTCGGCCAGTGGGGTTGGATCGTTCTGAGATCGTCATATGTGATAACTCCTTTCGAGAGTCTTATATGGAGATTACTAAGAACATCCCAAATGCTTACTTAGACTCTGGGTTGGTTAAGATATCTTACCAAGAATTCCCTTGCTTGTTTACTGCCAGGGAGACAGCAGCTAGAGAAGCTTCCGGTGAGTATCTCCTTTGTTTAGATTCCCACATGCTAATCGGGCATAATATGATCTTGGATTTGTTCAATTTCATGGAACACTCCGCTCCTGCTAACATAGGCTTTGCCCACGCCCCTATCATCTGGTGTCACCATGACGACTCCATGGCTAAGCATGACAGAGACACTTCCGGCCCCCAGCCAGGGAAATGGGGAAGGGCTTATGAAACCCCCACTCCAATCTCTTGGAAAGGTATGCCCTGGATATGCAGGAGGGAGTTCTTTCTTGGACCTCTTGGAGGGTACGGAGCTCTTTCTCAGCATCAGTTAGGTTGGGGCGGAGGAGACATGCACATTGGGCTTAAGCCCTGGATCTTGGGTTTTGAGAACTGGGCTGTTCCTACTACTCCCGGCACCCATATCGGAAGACTCCCCGGGAGCAAGAATGAAAAGTTCAAGTACAGGAACTACAAAACTTCCGGGAGATATCCTAGATGTTTAGGGTTCTTGGTGTCTTCTTGGGTACTGGGCGGAGAAGAGAACGTTCAAAGAGACACCCCAAAACTAGAAGGAACCTTTAACATAGATATCCGAGGACTTCTCCCCACGGCAATAAAACTAGGCCAAGACGAACGGGAAAGGATCTTGGCCAAACAAGAACATCCTCTCTCACAGTTGCTGGAAGATCCCCCTTGGGCTAACCCAGAGCACTCCATTGATATTCCAGGGAGGGCGATCTAATGCTTGATTCCCCAGACTATTCCCAGCTAGACGATACTTTAGCCTTATGCGCGGCTAATACTCAAATCTACGCTAAGACCCTCCATCCGGAACAATTCACCGCTCCTTGGTCGGCTCTGCACAATCAGATCTTTGACCTTGTCGATTCTGGGCATAAAAAGATAGCCATTGCGGCCCCTAGAGGGATTGGGAAAACTACTGTAGCCAGGTGCTTAGCTCAGAAATCAATAGTATTTCGGGATCTGAACTTCATATGCTACGTCAGCAAGAGCGCCACTTTCGCTGAGATGCAAACAGAGAACATAAAGAGGGAACTTCTTTCCAACAATGAGGTCAAGGGCCTCTTCGGCAGCGTCAAGGTCAATGATGCTTCTGATATCGATGAGAGCTTCTCCAAGTCCTCCTGGACGGCTTATGGAAAAACCTTAATCCTCCCACGAGGTGCCGGGCAGCAGATAAGGGGCTTGAACTGGTCTGGCAACCGTCCTCAGCTTATCATCATCGATGATCTTGAGGACAAGAAGGAAGTCAAGAACCCAGACAACAGGAGCTTTTTGAAGAGTTGGTTTTATTCAGATCTTATGAAGAGCGTAAACAGGTATCTTAATGACTGGCGAGTGGTCTACATTGACACAATCAAGCACGAGGATTCTCTTCTTCAAAACCTTATAGACGCAGATGACTGGGCGTCTCTTAACTTATCCTTGGTTGATGAGAATTTTGAAAGCTTAGTCCCAGATTATATGACCACGGAGGAAATCCTAGCTGATAAAGACGCTCATGAAAAGGCCGGGATGCTGGATACATTCTATATGGAGTACTGCAATATGCCTATCTCTACGGAAGATGCAGTATTCAAGCCTGAGTATATCAACCATTATTCCGAGACAGACGCTAAGTTCCAGTCCCGGCTAAATCTCGGCAAGATTGAAACCGTCCTCCTAGCTGATCCTGCCAAGACCGTCAAGATGCACTCAGCAGAAAGTGCAGTAGTTGGGGTCGGGATTGATGCGGAAGCTGGGAGATACTATGTCCGGGATGTCTCAGCTGGGAAGTTTTATCCTGATGAATTCTACGACAACATCTTCAACATGGCGGCTAGATTAGATGCTAAGACCCTGGGGGTGGAAGTCACTTCCCTTAATGAGTTCATCGTTCAGCCTCTTAAGAATGAGATGCATAAGAGAGGAGAATTTCTAACTCTCCTTGAGCTTAATGCGGTTAGGAAGAAGGAAGAGAGGATTGCAGCATTAGCCCCTCTTTACCGCCAGGGATACATCTTCCACAATCGTAATTGTTGTGCTCCGTTAGAAGCCCAGCTCTTTGCATTTCCCCGCCCGGCTAGATTTGACATCATGGATGCTTTAGCTTATCTCATCAAGATGCTGGAGATGGGGTCTAGATACTTCGAGGTCCCGGAGCATCTGGATAATCCTCTTTTAGAATTCACTAGCATTGGGATCTCGGAAAAATCCCTTAATGCTAATTGGAGGGTCTTGTAATGTCTACAGAATACTCAAACAAACACGGGACTCATGAGAAGCGTATGGAACTAAGAAGAGAAGACGACAGAGACATATACGGATTTTGTAAAGCTCATAGTGGGGTGATTGTGAGAATTCGACATATTGAGGATAAGCAAGAGGGGATAGAAGGGAAGTTAGACAAGATTCATAGCAAGGTGACAGGGTTCTTGGTGTCGGCACTTCTTATTTTCGTAACCCAAGTGCTCCTCATTATTTACAAGGAGACTTCCTGGTGGCACTAAAGAAGATCTATTTTGGCTCTCTTGGGCCTTATCTTTACGATGATGCTGATGATATAGATGATCCTGATGGAGATTTTGCTGGGGAGTCTTACAAAAGTGTCATGACAGACGGGCAGCTTAAGGTGTCAGAATCTCCTACTGAAGGTACTCATGTACTCAGGAAAGATGACTTGGGTGATATAGAAGGTCTTGTTCCACCAGGAGCTATAATACTCTGGTCCGGGGCAGTAGTAGACATCCCAGACGGGTGGGCTCTTTGTGATGGGTCAGGAGACACTCCCGACCTTAGAGGTAGTTTCGTGCTGGGAGCAGGAGGGTCTTATGATCCTGATGATGATGGAGGTAATTCTATAGGGGATTTGGAGTCTTACTCTTTGTCTTCTACTAACATGCCTGCTCATAGTCATAGTATTAGTTCAGACGGCAGCCACTCAGGCCATTCATATTCTGACCAAGCTATTGGAGCGGAGGCTTCTACTGCTTCTATGGGGAATGCTACTGCTGGAGCTCATGATCATGGTGGATCTACAGGCACAGAGGGGAGCGGAAATTCTTTTGATGTTGCTCCTCCGTACTATGCATTGGCTTATATAATGAAGACGGCTTACTAGGAGGCGCCATGAGTGGATTAGAGATAGGATCTAGAAATACTATACTGAGTTTGGACCTATTAGACTATTTAAGAACTCGAGGGAAAGGAGTTACCTGCATTCATAATGCAGAGCTTGATGATGCTGAGATCTCTTGGATAGCCCTCAAGGTGTCTGCCAGAGACATTATATGGACTTACCATATGATTATACCTTACCCAACGACAGTGCAGTTTTCTTGTGGCGGGAGTTATACAGGCGGAAGTGCCCTGTCTTTTAATAACAAGGTACTATGCAATCCCTCCACTTTAGGTCTTACTGGAGTGTTTGATCCTACGGTCACTGATGAGGGGAGTGTTTATGACAGTACTAAGTACGGGGCCGCTATTAATAGGTTGAATCTAGCCGGGGCTAGTTTCGGGGCGGGGTGGTTTCAACTAGAGCCTAACTCCACTTTCATGCAGAAGGTAACTTCTCACGCGGACAGCAACAATGTGGTGACTAGGTTCACCTTTATCGAAGTTTGAACAAAATTTAATCAAAGAGGTGATTTATGTCAGTTGTGATTTCTAACACCCGGCCTATGGATAACACTCAAGTATCCCGGTGGCCTGAATATATAAGACAGATTGCGCAGGAGATTGAGACCCTCCGCACTACCATATCTGGACTCTCCATTACGGACTTGCTGGTTTCTGATACTCAAACCCTTCTTGAGGTCGGCAATCATCTAGCCGATGCTGCGTTTGAGATGGTGTTTGTTAGCTGTGAGGAAGGGGCCGCAGAGATAATTAACATCACTAAAGGCCGGCATGGGCAAGTGAAGTTCTTAGTTGCTGAGCCTCTTGATCACTTAGTCCCTACAGGGGACGTGAGCTTTGCTTCTGGAGGGAATATAGAACTGGATACTTCTCCTATAAACGCCGCAGATAACAGGATCATCACACTAATCAACAACGGAGGAGACCCAGATATAGGAGCTAACGGGACTTGGAGCTTGTTTGATCTTAGTGCGTTCTCTTCTTCTGGCCCTTCTATGTACACTCCAGACTGGACTATTGAGGATCAGGGAGATACAGATCGTGGGTCTGCAGCATATTGGATAGATGAGATTGGGGATACTGAGAGAGCCACCATACTATTTAGGCACAGTTCTGGAGCCGCTACTACTACTTATACTTTCGATACTGACGTAACTTTTCCTTCTAACGTTACAGTCAAGTTCGCCCGTGGTGCTATTATCAGTCCTGATTCTGGTGTGACTGTTACGTTTGAAGGTGATATTGATGCTGGGTTGTATCAGATATTTAGTGGAGCTGGGGATGTTTCACACTCTAAAATTTCTGTCGAGTGGTTTGGGCCAGACTCAAGTGCTATGACCAGCCAGCTAAGTCTTTTGCAAAAGGCTTTTGATGCTGCTGGAGAAAATTCTTATATAACTATAAACGAATCTTATTGGATAGATGGTACAGAAAACGCTATTTTTCAAAGTTATGGTGGTATTATACTCTATAGTGGGCAACGAATTGAGTTTAAAAACCAAGGGGAGCTCAAAGTTATCGCTACTTCTGCTCATGCCTATTCTTGTTTCCAGGGATATAATTTAGACAATGTGACACTTATCAATCCTGTACTCACTGGTGATAGAGATTCTCATACAGGCGCTACTGGCGAGTATGGACATGGCATATTTTTTATCACATCCTATAATATAGCTGTACAGGGTGGTAATATAAAAGATATGTGGGGAGATGGGATAACTATTCAAGCGTTTGCCGCGGGTACTGACAATGCAGATGCAATGCCTGCTGATTTTGTTCCTGGGCGATCTGAAGATTGGATTATTTCAGGTGTACTAATAGAAAACTGTCGTAGACAGGGGATTTCTGTAATCGGGTGTGAGAACTTTACCATAAGTGACAACATAATTAAAGATATAGCAGGAACAGCACCAGAGTCAGGTATAGATTGTGAACCAAATAATGTAGACACAACTAATTTAAACGGTAACATTACAGGGAACGTTATTGAATCTTGTATTATTGGTGTAATGACAACTAGTCACAATAATACAATAAACATATCTGGAAATACTGTTAACGGTTCCAGACGTTCCTTTCAGATACAAGGAGAGAACATAGCTGTAATAGGGAATACTGTATATGCTGGTACAGATGGTAGTGCCTCTAGTGCCAATGGTGTATATAGTATTGGTTCTGGCAACCATTCTTTCATGAATAATTATGTTTATTTAAACAGTCCTGCTACAGATGACTATAATAAACTTTTTGGGGATCACGGTTCTACTCCTACAAATGTCATAATTAAAGGCAACATCTTTATTGTGGGTGGTTATATGTTTTCTAATGTAGTCCCAACTGTCATAGCAGGTATTATGGCAAACAATACCTTTATAGTAGAAGAGGGTTCAGACATTTCCGAAACAACTTCTAATATAAGCATCTTATTTAACTCTAATTGGTTTGTAGACAACAACACGGTAATAGATCAGAGAATAGCAGGCAGCGGTTTGAGGTTCTTCGATTGTCTTGGAGGTGGAACCTTCTTAGGTAAAGGGTTTAACAACTATATTGGATATAGTTTTAATCTAACGGCTGCAAACAACGATGACATCTTAAACATAAAAACTAAGACTTATAAATCCACCTCACAGGGTGTTAAATCTGAAGAACCTCATGACGTAACATTTGACATCTCTGCTGATTTTGAGGATCTTCAAGACATCCGTGTGCAGGTAGCTGGGATCGGTAATGAACAATCTGAACAAAACGCTGAAGATGCGAGTGTTCACCTTAAATCTGTAAGTGATACATCTGTAACTGTAGAATGTAGAAATTCTGGAGCAAGTTATCAAACAGTTACAGTTTATTTAACAGTTTCTGGAGAAGGCCGATCTTCATAAAGATACAGTCCTCGGCGCAGCATGCCTGAAATAGGCACAAAAGATATTGAGCTTAGTGAACCAAACAAAGCTATAACCAAGCGATTGAGGCTTTGTGTCAATGATGTAGAGAGTGGTATAAAAGGCAGATAGCAACACTTAATCAAGTATTAATATAAAGAGCAATATGAGTCAGAACGCAGCTACAGAAGAAGCACTTGGAACTCTTCACACCAAGATAGCTGAACGGCTCACTGAAGAGGTACAGAAAGAGGATCTTAGTCTTTGCATCTGGTGTAATGAGCATAATGTCTACAACAGAACACAGAAATATTTATAAGGAATCTTATTCATGACTATAGACTATCACTCATATTCTTATCCCGACGAGCTGGATCTTAGGCCTGGGTCTGATCTGCATGACAGTATCACTACTGCTGTTATGAGTAGAGCTACCGCAGCTAGATCTGCCATCAGCGCTAGATTCGACTCCTGGAATAAAGTAGATGAGACGCTCACTGCGTACAAGTGGACTGATGAAGAAGAAGTGGAGGTTAAAGATGCGGATTCTAGAAAACCCACGTCCATAGTAATTCCTTTCAGCTATGCTACTTTAGAGACTCTAGTCACTTATTGTTATAAGTCTTTAGCCCAAGCTCCTATATTCAAGTACGAGGGAGTATCTCCTGAGGACTCTATGGGCGCTCTTCTTATGGAGATGCTAGTTGACTTGCACTGTAAGAAAGCCAAGGTTGCTCTAAGCTTACACACTATGTTTAGGGATAGTCTTAGTTATGGTATTGGGGCAGTAGTTCCTGGATGGGAAGTGCGTACAGGACGGAAGAGAGTGAAGAACATTGGGGCTGTTTATGATCTCCAGGGGAATGAGACTTACAGCACCTCCAATGTTAGTGTGGTGGAAGGAGCTACGTTGTATGAGGGGAATTACCTCTACAACATTGACCCTTACAGGTTGTTACTAGACACTTCCATGCCTTCCCATGAGGTGCAGAAAATGGAGTATGTAGGGTGGAGTGAGTCTAACAATCTTATGGGGCTGCTTCAGGATGAGGCTTATGGAGATGAGCTTTTCAATGTTAAGTATCTTAAGGATTGCAAGCTTGTCAAGGACATCTTCTTGGATAATTCCTCTAGGGGTCTTAAGACTGGAATGAGTTCTCACACTACAGTTCGAGATGATCATTCTCAGACTGTTGAGCTAGTCACTATGTACATAACTCTGATTCCTAAAGATTGGGAGCTTGGGGATGGAGAGGTTCCTGAGAAGTGGGTGTTTACTGTAGCTAATGGGGATATTCTTATACGGGCTCAGCCTTTGGACTTTGATCATGGGCTGTATCCTATTGCTGTGGCTAGCCCAGACTTTGATGGATATGGAACTCTTCCAATGTCCAGGTTAGAGATTCTTGGGGGGATGCAGGAAGTTCTAGACTGGCTCTTTAATTCTCGGATCACTAATGTGCGCAAGAGCATCAATGACATGATAGTGGTAGATCCATGGCTAGTCAATTATGACGACGTAGCCAATCCTGCTCCTGGCAAACTCATCAAACTTCGTCGTCCTGCTTGGGGCAAGGGGGTGGATGGAGCAATCAACCAGCTTAGAGTTGATGACGTGACCAAAGGCCATATCGGAGATATGAATGTGATCACAAGTTTCATGCGTCAAATCTCGGCAGTGGATGAGTCTATGCAAGGGATGTTAAGACAAGGAGGGCCAGAACGCCTAACTAAGGCTGAATACACCGGCACTACTCAATCTGCTGTATCTAGATTAGAGCGAGTCGCTAGCATCATTGGAATGCAAGCTATGCAAGATATCGGAGCCTTCTTTGCTACTCATGCACAACAACTTATGAGCCAGAGTGTTCAGATGCGAGTGCTTGGGGAGTGGCAAGAGAGGCTAGAAGACATCCTGAAGCAAGGATCTAAAGGGCCCGTTAAAGGCAGTATCGGGATTAGTCCAGAAGATCTCTTGATTGATTATGATCTTATCGTCAAGGACGGGACAGTGCCAGGAGGTAGTTTTCATGAGGGCTGGCTTTCTATATACAAGATGATCTTGGAGAATCCTCAAGCTGTGCAGAAGTACGATCCCAACAAGATCTTTGAGTTCATAGCTATGAACATGGGGGTTAAGAACATCTCAGATTTTAGAAGGATGGGAGGGGGCATGCAGATGATGCCGGATGAGAAAGTGCAAGAGCAAGTGAAAGCTGGAAACTTAAAGGGAGTTTAGTATGAGTGATTCTCAACCAGAAGAACCTGTAGTTCTTAGTACCGAAAGTCAACTCAGAACATTCAAGGAGAGCTCAATCTGGGAAGATATGCAAAAGGAGTTGCACTTGTGGATGCTGATGCTACAGACGAGTTATGACAATTGTGATAGTCTATCCGAGGTGAAGCTGATTCAAGGAAGAAGAGAGGCCGTGCGGCACTTATTGGCACTACCTGATAATTTATTGGAAGGAGCTAAAGCTCAAAGAGAGAAGGAGAAGGAGGAGAGAGATGGAAAGAGGATGTAAGATATACACTAAGGTTACTTTTGATATGAGTACTGGGGAGACTTTGGAGGAAGAGTTTTTTAAGTATGCTGGGGCATTAGAGCTTTGTGCTCCAGAAGGGTTTGAGGGAGGAGAAGGGGCTGAAGGAGCAGAAGGAGATTCTGCTGAAGGCTTTGAAGAAGTAGGGCTAGAAGGAGAAGAAGGTATTGAAGAAGGTGATTATGAAGAGGAAGATTCCGAGGAGTTTACTCCAGCGGAACTAAAGGCTCAGCTTCGGGATTTGCAGGCTAAGCTAGTGGAACTTGAGTCCTTACAAAGTTCTGCGGCTTCCAAGAGTCCGGACTCTCAGCCAATCTTTCAGGATATGCCTATTGTGCAAGATTCAGACGCATTAGATGACATACTCTCCAGTCCTGATAACTTCAATTCCGTGATGAATACTACCCTTCAAGGCTTCGGAGAGCAACTCATGAAGGCTATTCCCGGGATTGTGCAAAACGCGGTAGTGCAACAAAATTCCATGCAAGAGATGGCGAAACAGTTCTATACAGAGAATTCAGATCTTGGGGGATATAAGAAGTTCGTTAGCCAAGTATCTGAGAAACTTTCCAGTGAGCATCCAGATTGGGGAGTTGAGAAGCTCATGGATGAGACGGCTAAAGAAGCCAGGATGAGGTTGAACTTGAGAAAGAAAACGCAGAAGAAGAATACTTCCAAGAATCCCGGGCTGCCTAAGCGTCAATCTGGCGGCACTCGGGGCAGGCGTAATACCCCTAATCCTAAACAATCTCAGATAGATGAGATGAACAAGGCATTAGGTGGAATATAAATACTTAAACTTCAGGAGATTATGATATGAGTTTAGAGAAAAGATACATCGAGCAAGATACTGTAATTGATAAGTTTGTGGCTCCTATTGCAGACTATTCCATGACAGTGCGGGACTACGTCCTTCGGCCAGAAGCGGATGAAGACAGTGGAGCCATAACCATATCCCTTCCCCCAGTGAACGCAGCTGCTGGGAGATTTTATAGTATCCTGGCTAGAGATGCCGATACTACCAACACCATCACTATTCAGGATCTTGATGATAGTGAGTGCTGGGGCGGAGACATCACTCTGGATGGGCCTTGCGATAAAGTCCTTCTATACAGTGACGGCTTTCACTGGCACACAGTAGCTTCCGTGCTGACTTATTCAGAAACTACCCCTGCCGAGACAACTGAGCAGACATAGTATTAGTAGTTTCTGAGAACTTTACAATAACTATTTTTTTACAGGAGATATACATATGAGTTTCTTTTTAGGAATGCGAGGTACTAATGACTGGACGGCTGACCAGCGTCCGAATAGTTGGAGAGATCAGATTCTTTATCTTTATCCTGATGGAGATGCTCCTCTGACGGCTATGTTATCCAAGCTGAAGAGTGAGAAGACTGACAGTCCAGAGTTCTACTGGTGGACTAAGACCCTTTCCAGTGTTGGCGTAGATGTTTTAGGAATCTATACTGATGCTGTGATGACCGTGGCTTATGCTGGTGGAGGTGCGACTGGGAATACAGTCTATGTCAATCTTTCTGCCGCAGATGTAGTCAGGTTCCGCCCTGGTCATCAGGTGCTGTTTAGATACTCCAGTGACTCTACTTTGGACTTGGTCGGGAAGGTGACCAGTCGGAATGAGAATGGGGCAAATAGCTCTATTGGAGTGCTGCTGCTGGAAGATGATGATAACTCTACCCAAGGCAAAGACCTTTCTGATGTTGATAGATTGCTAGTGATAGGCAATATCAACTCTGAGGGTGCAGAGATGCCCCAGTCAGTTGCCCAAGATCCCATCAAGATGTACAACTTTACCCAGATCTGGAGAACCCCTCTGGAGCTTACCCGAACTGCCCTGAGAACCCGGCTTCGTACTGGAGAGCAGTATCAGCAGGCTAAGGCAGAGGCCTTGGAGCAGCACTCTATTGAGATGGAGATGTCCATGCTCTTTGGAATACGAACGGAGAGAACTGGAGATAACGGGAAGCCGGAGAGGACTACGATGGGGCTTATTCCTGGAGTGCGGTCTGGAGCTCCTGGAAACATTCTGGATTACCGTCTGGATTCAGATTACTCCGCAGATACCTGGATAACTAGCGGGGAGGTCTGGCTAGATGATGCGTTCAGAAGACTCTCCCTTTATGGTAGTATGGACCGTAAGGTTTGTTTCTGCGGGGCTGGAGCACTTCACGGGATCATGAGACTGGCCAAGAATGGGGGCCAGATCAACTTGCAGCCTGGAGATATGGGATATGGGATCAAGACTATGGAGTGGATTACTCCCTTTGGCAGCCTCCAGCTCAAGACTCATCCCCTCTTCAACCATGAGGAAACCCTGCAGAATGCTATGTTGTTCTTTGAGCCCAAGAACCTAAACCAGCAAGTCATTGATGACACTGACTTCTATGGGGACGGAGAGAAACAGAACACTGGGCATAACAGGATTGATGGTATCAAAGAGGAGTATCTTACTGAGCTGGGTCTTGAGTATCACTTCCCGGAGACTATGGGCATCTTGTACGGCGTTGGACAGGATAATATAGTCTAATACCGGTCACGTGCATGGGAGGGGGCTAGAGGACTCTCTGGCTCCCTTTGAATAAAATTTAATCGATCTAATGGGGTTATGATGAGAGTGCTTATATGCGGAGCAGATGGGTATATTGGGTGGCCGTTGACTCTTCAGAGATTATCTAAAGGAGATAGTTTAGTCACCATAGATGACTTATCACGGAGATCGTTAGCTGAGAGTCTAACTCCCATATCTCCTTATGTTATACGGCAGAGAGAATTGAAAGCTTTAAATGTGCAAGCATTCTCCTGTCCCTTGCTGTCTTCTTCTTTTTCATTGTTACAAGAAGTGTTCGCACTAAATACTTTTGATGCTATAGTGCATCTAGCCGAGCAGCCTTCTGCTCCGTATTCTATGCAAGGGCTTCATCAAGCCACGCTCACACAAAACAGGAATATTGACAGCACATTGATACTGCTGCATTTGATGAAGACGTATTGTCCTGATGCGCATTTAGTCAAAATAGGCACTATGGGAGAGTATGGGACTCCTAACGCTCCTATATCTGAGGGAGACATTTCAGTGGATTTTAAGGAACGTTCTATGACAGCGATGTTTCCTAGAGACCCAGGGTCTTGGTATCATTTATCTAAGGTATTCGGGACTTACAACATCCGATTTGCGTGTAAGGTGTGGGGACTTAGAGCCACAGATATAATGCAAGGAGTTTTGTACGGAGTTAGAACTCCAGAGATCACTCATGAGTCTTTAATAAACAGGTTTGATTACGACCAGTGCTTTGGCACAGTTATTAACAGATTCTGCGTCCAAGCCATCAATGAGTTTCCAATAACTCCTTACGGCTTAGGGGGGCAGAAGAGGGGATTTTTGGAACTGCAAGATGCACTGCAATGCTTGGATATAGTGATGAAGAATCCTCCGGAGGCTGGAGAACACAGGGTGATTAATCAGTTTCATGAGGTGCATTCCATCAATGATCTCGCTCAAATAGTCAAACAGGAAGCTCATTCTTTAGGTATGCACACTACGGTGGAGAATATTCAGAATCCTAGAGTTGAGCAAGAAGATCATGACTATGACCCTGAGCATTCTTGGTTGCTTGATCACGGGTTCAAGGCGAGCTGTTCTTTAGAGAAGGGAGTGCGTAAGTTATTGGAAGATATAACTCCTTATACTTCTCTTACTAACCTCTCCGCCCTCAAGCCTGACATATACTGGAGGTGATTTATGAATCTTAAAGAAGTCCGAGAGAAGTTTATAGACTTGAGCGGCAGGATAGATCTAGTCGTGGACACTGAAGATTATGCAGATGCTGGAGCGGATTATTTTCTTCTAGCCGGGCTAAGAGAGCTAGATCGAGAACGTCTGAGTACTTATCAGTCCGGGGCTAGAAAGTATGTTGCGCTAGAAGCCGGGAACTGGATAGCACAGTTTCAAAAAGCTAGAGCCGTACAGAAAGTCTTTTGTGGAGATGGGGAAGGCTTAGTGCAATTGCAGTATAAGTACTACGATGAGCTCCGGGCAGAGTACGGTAATAGCTTCCCAGCCATGGATTCTGGGGCTCCAAGATACTGGACTCCGGTCAATCTACGGCACAGCCCAGACTGGGAAAGGGTGCCTGCGGATACTATAGACGCCATTAGTGCTTACGTGGACACAGCTTCTGGTGGATATGGTGAGTATGATGGAGTCTTGATTACCCCTCCTCCGGACACAGCCGTGACGCTAGAGATTCATGGGTTGTTCTTCTCGGATTCACTAGATTCAGACACTGATGAGAATTATTGGACTAGGGCTTATCCTGATATTCTAGTCATGGCTGGGATGAGGGAGTTGGAAAGAAGCTACCGTAATATAACTGGAGCTAACGAGTGGACTGCTCATATTCAGCAGAAGCTAACTGGGTTGGATATGGATATAGTGGAAACCCAGATATCATCTACAGATAGAATGAGGGGGTAAGAATGGAGGAGAATCAGGCGGTAAAGAAAGCCGTGAAGACATTGGTATCTAGGATGCATATGGCTACTAAAGAATTAAGGAAGGAAGTGCCTCCTTTAGTATTCAGTAGTCATTCCGAGAAAGGATCAGAGCCTCTAAGATTCGTGTCCCCTGTAGATGGAATCATTCGCCAAGTCTCGTTTCATATAGGAGAATGTCCCCACAAGTCCGTGCTTGCATCTGTTAAAGTCCAGCATCCGAGTTTTGGGGTATCTACTCTAGAAGCCGATGTGCGTCCTGGGTATAGTGCGTGGGAGTTAGACTTGACTGTTCCAGAAGGGGGATTAGTGCATGTCATATTACCTTCGGCTGCTCTTGATGTGTTCACTACTTGCTTAGTGTTTCCAAAGAAGTCCAGCGTCAAAACTATTGGGGAGGTCTAGAATATGCGAGAGAGTGAGTATATAATAGACAATGAAGTGCTAAAATCTGGGCTGAAAGCGCATAGAGTTTCTATTGAAAACTCTCCTGGACTGGAGGAGCTTATGAATCTTAGATGCACTTCCGGGGGACTTTCCCCTGTTCGAAAGCTCCCGATATTTTCTGATCTTGGAGATCACTGGCCTGCGCCTAAGATACTTTCTGGGCCCAGTCATAAGATCTTCGTGGATATAGACAGCTCTGACACTGCTAGATTTTACACAATGCGAGATGATCTATCACTGACGCTCATTCAATCTGTAAGTTCTATAACCCCTCTCATGCAGCATCTTCCTGAGATGGCAGACTTCGAGGAGTTTATAGTAGTTATTGGTGACTTCGGTATCCTCCACGGAACTCCGACTACTGGATACACTTACTCATCTGATGCCTTAGATACTATCCCCTTAGCCCGGACATGCTGTAACTTCAGAGGGCAGCTTATCTTAGGAGATATTACTACAGATTGGTATGGTTGTGGAGAAAGTTTTGTGGTATGGAGTAGGATAGGGGAGGTAGACTGCACCCCCGCTCCTAATAACGAAGCCGGGTTTATGCCTGTTAAAGACGCGGGGAAAGTGCTGAAAGTCCGCCCATCCACTTCCGGGGTGCTGGTGTTTGGAGATGCTGGGGTTCTTCTCCTTCCTCCAGTGTCTTCTCCAGCCCCCACTTTCGGCAAGCGCAAGCTGTCTGATGTTGGGCTGATGACTAGAGAAGCCATAGATGGTAATGAGCTAGAGTACGTGTTCGTGGGAGTGGATAAGAAGATATACAAAGTCAATTCAGAAGGTGTTCAGTCTTTAGGATACTACAGTTACATCAATGAGTTAGAATGCCCTGATATTAAGGTTAGGTTTGATGCGTTAGAGCGAGAATACTACATCTCGGATGGAGACAGATGCTTCTTGCTTACTCAATATGGGCTTAGTGAGCTCGGCCAGATAGTGGGGGAGTTAGTGTCTTTAGGGGGCATTACTTATGGGGTTCTAGACGAGACAGAAGACGCTGATGACTGGTGGATGCTGTCAGGGCCTGTGGACTTCTACCAGCGGGGAATGAAGACCTTGATGATGGCGGAGAGTGATGTGGATGGGGCTTATGTATCTGTGCATGTAAAGAATAAGGGAGGAGAGTACGTTTCTTCCCCTGTTGTTCAGATGAACCCCTGGAATACCACTACCCATATGGTCACGGGGCAAGTGTTTAAAGTGATGATAGAGGGGACTCTTACTCCAGACATCTTGCCTTCTTACATCAAGCTTCGCTGGAAGATGGTGGATTTTAGAAGCATAAGGGGTAGATATGTTCAATAAGTTAACTGTACATCAAATCTCAGATGTCTGGGACTACGTGAAATATGTTGTGGAAGAAGCCCTCCCTCCCACGGCTAGCACTCAGAAGCAAAGAATGGGGAATATTCTCAATGCTCTTATGTCCGGGGCTATGGAATGTTGGGTAGTTTATGATAAGAAGGAAGACGAAAAGATCATAGATTTATACGGGGTGGGACTAACCGTACTCAATACGGATGTGTGTAGTGGGGTTAAGAGTATAACTATCTACGCCGTGGCCACCTTTCGGGAAACTCCATTACAGTACTGGGAGGAAAGCCTCACTGGAATTGTTAATTATGCTAAGAGCAAGGGGTGTGAGAGAGTACTGGGGTTTAGTAATATCGATAAAATCAAGAACCTCTTTGTGCAGGCAGGAGGGAGTGCGGATTATACTTTAATGGTTCTGCCTGTGGATAACTACGATCGTAGGAGGATTTATGATACGTAATAGTCAAGGGCTGCATCCACTTTGGGTTGAGAAGGGAGGCAGTGGAGGAAGTTCTGGGAAGGTGGATTATCCGGATTATATCAAGAACGCACATTCTCAGTTGTTAAGTGGAGATGATGCAGACTCTGGGACATTTAGTATAGGCTCTACGGACGCTATAGATAATTTAGTCACTACCGGAATAGCCGCAAGTCCTTATGACTCTTTTACTACCGTCTCTGTCTTTGATCCTTCGACTGAAGTTAGTGCAATCTCTGGAGTTATAACAAGCTTTAGTACTTATGTAGGTGATATAGATGAGGGAGCTTGGGATACTGATGTTTGGGCTACAGTCTATGGCAAGCTCTCTGAAATTTGGTCAGCTAGCGCTTGGGAAAGCTACACTCCAGGGGCTGCCGCTGATATAGATGGAGCCTTCGAGACTTCCACTTTAACTGCTGTAGATGATATAGCGTCGGGGTATAGCTTGTCTGTGCCGGAAGCGGCCACTAATATAGATTCTGGGTTTATAGATCCTACATTAGGCGCCTTGAGTGGAATTACAACTGCTGGGATTTTAACAGAGGCTACTGATATAGTAACTTCTGGTATAGATGCATTAGATGCTTCTTTAACTCTCACTGCGGACTCTGATATCTCAGCTGGGTTTATAGATCCTGCGCCTTCTGCTAGTACAGATATAGATACAGCGTGGGACGCTCC